AGCAACGAGTTTAGTGACAGCCCGTTCTTTGCTGGCAAGGTGCGCCCGTCTGTGCGTGATATAGAGCAGCCAACTACAGCGGCTGATATGTACCCTACGGCTGCAACTGGTTCGTTGTTTTTGCCAGGGGCCGGTGTAGCTGATGTTTTAGGTCAGGCTCCTGACCCAGCCCGTCCTGGTCAGACATTGCCTAGTTTTGGGCAGAATATCGCTGAAGGTAAGTTTCTTGATGCAGGATTGCAGACTGCTGGCGCGGCTGGTGATGTATTGCTTGCCATGTCGCCTATCATACCGCCTGCCGCTGCTGTCGGCACGGCGTTAAAAGCCCCCAGGGCCGCAAAGGTTTCTTCCGCTAGTAATCAGCTTGTTGACGATTTGCCAACCCTAAAGTTTGATGGCACTGACGATGTTGATTTGAAGGGTAAAAAAATATTTCCGATTGTTGCTGACCTTACAAAGGCCGGTGGCACATTTGAGGGAATAGACAGCAGTAAATTAGATATACCTGAATTGCTACAGGGCGGCCCTGAGTTTCCCAATTTGAAGGGCAGTAGAGAAGCTGGGGTTGTTTGGGCGGTTCAGGGCAAGGGCAAAGGCACACAAAAGCTATCAAAAGATGCTGACTACGGTTTGGTCGTGGCTATGAACAATGACAGTCACAGAACTAATGCAACTTTTGTAAACTCAGTTTTAGGCAACACCTTGGCGTATGTGCGTGACGGTAGGATTGCCCCTGAAAATTTAAAGCAACTTAATAATCTTATCAGGTCAGGGACTGACCAAAAAATGCTGGCAAAGCTCAAAGAATGGCCTGGTTTTGAAAGCCCAGATGCGCCTGAGTTTATCAAATCGCTGACATTTGAACAGCGCAAGAGATTGTCAGACGTTGTGGGTAGCAGTAGGGGACAGGCTCTAGGTGCGCCAAACATAGACAAGCTAATTAGGCAAACAGCAGACCCTAACCTTTTAGGCTTAAACAGCCGTGACGGCATAATGCTAGTAGAAATAGATAAGGGGGCTGACGTTGTCAGGCTTGGAACGTCTGGCACAGATTCCCATGCATCCTATGATTTTGGGATAAAGGGCAGGCCGGTTGCCAGGATACCCGCCACTAGTGCGAAAAATTTATTTCCAGACTTTTTTGCGAAAGCGGAAGCTGAAGGCAAGCAAAATGTTCGCAGGGCTTTTGACATGGCTTTGCCGGTTGAAGAGCTTACGCCAGAAAAAATTGCCAACATTAGGGGTTTAGCCACACAGACGATAGAAAGCCCAAAACAAGCTCAACTTGTTGCTGATGTTATCACGGGAACATGGAAATCATCGAAGGTAGCTAAAAACAAAGGCGGAATTAGTCCAGCAGATTTCGTTCAGAATTTAAAAAGCAGTGATGCATCTTCTACGCTTACAATGATGGAGCTACCAGAAGTTAGCAAAAAGTTACGGTCAGGAAATTTTGACATCTATCAGCTTGGTGATGGTCAAGTGTTTTTTGGCTTAGAAAAGAATTATAACTACAACGATGTTTATGGTATCGACACAAACCCAACTTTTGTAAAAGCTGACAATGGGCCTCAACTTACAAACAAAGAAAAAGCACTGGTCAGTGTTATCAATAATGAAGTGGGTGCAAAGGGGGTTGGTAAAGCAACTGTTCTGAAAGCTATCGAAGAGGGCGCAACGGTATTAGATGCTTTTGCTGTACCTTCTGCTAAATATTCTGATGGATTTTTACCTGACTTTTATGGTAGTTTTGGTTTTGAAGAGGTTGGTCGATTAGATTTTGACCCATCTTTTTACAGCAAGACAGAGCTTGCTGACTTGGAAAATTATTGGCGATCTACCGGCTGGGATGAATCAAAAGGGTTTCCAAAGATTGTCATAATGAAATGGACAGGTGACGATGGACTTAGAACCAACGCAACTAAACGCTTTGTCTCAGAAGGTAGCTTCAACACTGGGGACGGCATTGACGGGTTATTCCCCGCAGCAGAGGGTATTGTTCGAGCAAGCGATGGGCAGAGTGCTGCGGCGACACAGGGGAGACGTTCAGGCAATAACGTCCCAGGAAATACTGGGGGTTCAGGAGTTGGTTCTAGACCACTTGCTCCCGACAGACTTGCAGAAATTGCAAGAGAACTCTTAAGACTACCTGACCCAGCCTTACAAAATCTTGGCATACAACCAAGCAGACTTGACCCTGTAAGGCAAGATTTGGGCATTTTTAGGTAATGGCCCAGAAAACCATAAAACTTGAGTACACGCCGCAACCAAAGCAGGCGTTACTGCATAAGTGCAAGGCAAAACAGGTTTTGTTCGGTGGTGCGGCTGGCGGTGGTAAAAGCCACGCTGGACGCTGGGACATTATTGGCTTTTGCCTTGAAAACCCTGGCTTGCAAGCGTTTATCTTCAGACGCAGCCTGCCAGAGTTGGATGCAAACCACATACAGCCCTTGAAAAAGGAAATGCCATCAGAGCTTGGTAGCTTCAACGAAACGCGCAAACGATACGAGTTCTATAACGGCAGCACAATACAGTTTCAGTATTTGGAGCGCGATAGTGATTGTGATCGCATCCAAGGGACAGAAATACACATTGCCTTGGTGGATGAGGCTGGGCAGCTTACGCCGTATCAGTTGGGCTATATCAAATCGCGTATGAGACTGGGCGGTTTTGAGCCAAAACAAAAAGAGTTTCTGCCGCGCCTGGTTATGACAGCCAATCCAGGCGGTCAGAGCCATAATTTTTTAAAAGCGTTGTATATCGACCCTGCGCCGGCAGAAAGTTACTTCTACGACCACACCATGCGTGACCCCAACAACGAAAAGGACAGGGGTTGGCTGACCATGTATATCCCTGCAAAAATGCAGGATAACAAATATATCGACCCTTCATATGCCTCTAGCTTTAGTGCGCTGCCTGAAGAACTGGGCAGGGCTTTGCGTGAAGGTGATTGGGATTTAGTTGTAGGCTCGTTTTTTGGCGATGTTTGGAAACGTGATTTGCACGTTATCAGGCCGTTTGAAATACCAGAACACTGGACAAAGTTCAGGTCATTCGATTGGGGCAGCGCGTCACCGTTTTCTGTGGGCTGGTGGGCTGTGGCAGATGATGATGCTGATTTTCCTGACGGCGCCCTTATCAGATACCGTGAATGGTATGGCTCATCTGGCAGGCCAAATGTAGGCTTGCGGATGACTGCTGAAGAGGTGGGCGCAGGCATACGCACCAGGGAACGCCATGAGCGCATAGATTTTAGCGTTGGCGACCCTAGTATCTGGAAGTTTGACGGTGGCCCCTCGATAGGTGAGCGGTTGAGCAAAATGGGCGTAAGGATGCGCCGCGCAGACAACAGCCGTGTGGCTGGCTGGGATCAGGTAAGACAAAGGCTGATAGGTGATGATGGTATCCCGATGCTTTACGTTTTTTCAGAATGTGTGGACACGATCCGCACGTTACCTGTCCTTACTCATGATAAGCATCGCGTTGAGGACATTGATACCACGCAAGAAGATCATGCAGCAGATGACATCCGCTATGCGTGTATGGCAAGACCGTTTCAACGCCGTGTACCAGAGCTTGAGGAAGACCCTTTTCGGCCCCCAACGATAGACGAAATGATGGCTGGCCTAGATTATGCCTCTAAGCCTGCATCCAGGAGACTTTAATGGTTGATTCGTACACATTTGACCGTGAGCCTAAAAAACAGGCAGACAGAGCGGCATACTGGAACGACCAGATAAAAAAGGCACGGCGGTTCGAAGAAACCTGGCGTGACCGCTGTCACGATATCGTTGAGCGGTACAGAGATGACAATCCAGAGCGGTTGATGCGTGAAACGCGCATGAACATTTTTTACAGCAATGTTGATACACTCAAATCTGCGCTGTACTTCAAAACGCCAAAGCCAAGGGTAAAGCGTAGGTTTAAAGACAGCGACCCTGTAGCGCGTACTGTGGCAACTGTTATTGAGCGCGGCTTGCAGTTTCAGCTTGATGACTATGATTTTGACGTAAATGTGCGCCGTGCCATTGAGGACATGCTTATAGTTGGGCGCGGTGTGCTGCGTATGGTTTATGAGCCGTTACTGGTTGAAGGTGAGCCAGAACGCATTCCAGTAACCGTCAATGCCGTCACAGGCATAGGTGAGGTTGCCCCAGGCCAGCTTGGGGATGTACAAGTTGGGCAGTCATTTGTTGACCCAGACGGCAATCCTGTAGACATGGCAATGGTCAAGCAGGACGCTCAAGGCGCATATATGGATGGCGACCCTGTAGAATTTATCGGTGAGCAATCAGTTCGGTGCGAATATGTGTATTGGGAAGACTTCACAATGTCGCCTGCACGGTGCTGGGACGATGTAAGCTGGATCAGCTTCAGGCATCTAATGACACGCCAACAGCTTGTTGACTATTACAAGCAAAAGGGCGAGGCGATACCGCTCACATATCGCGGTGAAATGTCAGGCTATGATGATGACGGCCAGCCTGACATGGCTGAAATATTTGAAATCTGGGACAGGCGCACAGGCAAGCAGATATTTATTGCTGGCGATTACAATGAAATTTTAGAAGAGTTTCCCGACCCTTATAATTTAGATGACTTCTGGCCTATGCCAGAGCCGCTCTATGCAATCTCTACCACAGACACCACACGGCCTGTGCCAGAAATACTGACATACGAAGATCAGTTATTTGAACTTGACCTCATTACGCAGCGCATAGCAAACCTCACAGAAGCCTTGAAAAGGCGAGGTGTCTATGACGCATCGTTCCAAGAGTTGGTTAGACTGTCCGATGCTGGAGACAACACTTTCATACCAGTTGATAATATGGCAATGCTCCAAGCGGGCGGTGGTCTAGCCAATGTTATGCAAGAAGCACCGCTTGACGGTATAATCAAGGCCCTGGCGCAGCTTTATCAGTCGCGTCAGATTGCTATACAAACAATTTACGAAATCACAGGCATTTCGGATATTATGCGGGGGCAGTCAGCCAGCCGCGAAACAGCTACAGCCCAGCGCATAAAAGGCCAATTTGGGGCCATGCGGCTTGTCAACAGGCAACGGCGCATTGAGCAGTTCCTGGACAGCATTATGGAACTCAAAGCTGAGTTGATGGTTGAAAACCTAGAGCCACGCCTGCTGTCGCGCATAACTGGAATTAACGTCACACCAGAAGCGGTTGCGCTTATGCGTGATGAGCGGCTGCGTAACTATAAAGTATCAGTTGATACTGACGAAAGCAGCGCAATAGATTCAGCCAGTGAGCAGAAAAGCAGAACAGACTTTTTAATAGGAATGACGCAGTTTTTGCAGGCAATCGGGCCTATTGTGCAGTCAGGTGCTGTTGGCTTTGAACAGGCAAAACAAATGCTGTTGTTTGCTGCCAGGTCATTCCCAGGCTCACGCGACCTCGAAGAGACACTTGAGGCCATCGAGCCGCCACAGCCACAGCCAAACCCAGCAGACAAGCTGGTAGAGGTAGAGGCTGCAAAGGTACAGGCACAAGCAGACCAGGCAGCCGCAGACGCACAAGTAAAGGTTGCCAGGTTGCAGCTTGACCAGCAACGTGCGGCTACTGACGCTCAGTTTAAGCAGCAGAAGCTGGATATTGATGCAGCCAAGGTTGTTACAACAGGATGAGAAACGATGAGGCACTAGCTCGTTTCATTGTTTTGAGCGGGTACAGCGATATACATAAAAAATTCAACATTGGTGACATGCACAGGCTATATCTGCCGCCCATAGCGTTGGGTCAATACCGGCTATGGGAAGCAGACACAAAGCCGTTGGGTTTTATGACCTGGGCTTTTTTCAGCAAAGAAGTCGAAGAGGGCTATTTATCTGGTGAGCGTCAAATAACGCCAGATGATTGGAATTGTGGGCATATACCGTATGTCATCGACTTTGTGGGGCCGTTTGGTTCAGTAGGTAAAATGGTGCGTGAAGCGCGGCAGCACTTACGCAACGAATATGGGCCGAAAATGCTTTTTAGAGGCTGGCGTAAATACAGGGGCAAAACATGTCTAGTAAGTACCTGAAGTTTGACGGCGATATGTTTGATTTTGAGCAACGGCTTTTTTGCTTTGTTGGTGATGGCGGTGAAGACCCAACAGGGGCAGATGAAGATGAGCGTATAGAGATAGAAGAGCGCGGTGGATCTGCCATCCCTGGCAATTCGGGCAATCGACCCCCAGGCGGCGGCACTGTTAATTTTACAGTCTCTCAGCAAGCCATTGACGATATGAATCAGGCTGGTGATGAAGATTCACGCCAGGAACGCCGCGAAACATTTTTTGGGGATGCTACAACAGACCAGAGAGGCGACACTATATCAGAGGCAGCTATTGATAATTTACTGGCCCGTGGATTTGCGGCTGG